CAAGCGCTCTGTTGGATGAATCGTTGCCTTATGGGTTTACTAGGGGGGTCAATCAGTGACCCTCTGGGTAGGGAAGGATACCGAGCTATCCACCCTTGGGGAACCTATGTGCAAAAAATAGTTGACAAACATTTTTCAATGTGTTGTAGAATCTAGACAAGGCCAATCTGAGCAATCAGACCCTTGGATTGTGGTAGCCCACACGCTGGCACCGTACTGCAAGCTAATGACCCTGCAAAGGCTAATCGACAGCGTAAAACCTCAGTAACTTTTCGTAAGGAAAAACAAATGGCTATCAATTTAAGCACTGCCTTTGTCACCCTTTTCGATGCGGAAGTAAAGCAGGCATATCAGGCAACTGCTGCCCTGCGTGGTGCTGTCCGTATTCGTTCAGGCGTTGAAGGCTCGACATACAAGTTCCCCAAAATCGGTAAGGGCGTTGCCCAAGTCCGCGTTCCCCAAACTGACGTTGCTCCCCTGAACGTTACCTACTCGCAAGTGACTGCGACTCTGAGCGATTACATCGCCGCTGAGTATTCAGACATCTTCATGCAGCAGAAGGTTAACTTCGACGAGCGTCGTGAGCTGGTGAAGGTTGTTTCTAACGCCATCGGTCGCCGTCAAGACCAGTTGATCCTGGACGCTCTTGCAGCTTCTAGCACATCACTGACTGTGGGCAACGACATTGGTGGTACAGACTCTAACCTGAACGTGGCTAAGCTGCGCGAAGCTAAGCGTTTGATGGATGCGAACAACGTTCCTATGGACGGTCGCACCATGATCATCCACGCTGACTCTTTGGCATCATTGCTGTCTGAGACCTCTGTAACTTCTTCTGACTTCAACACCGTTAAAGCGTTGGTTCAGGGCGACATCAGCACATTCTTGGGCTTCAACTTCATCACTTTGGGCGACCGCTCAGAGGGTGGCTTGCCAATCGACGGCTCTAGCGACCGCACTGTCTACGCTTTCCACCGCGATGCGTTGGGTATGGCTGAAGGCATTGCTCCTAAGACCGAAATTAACTATGTCCCCGAAAAGACCAGCTTCTTGGTTGCATCAATGTTCTCTGCTGGCGCAGTTGCAATTGATGACGATGGCATCGTTAAATTAACTTGCCGCGAAGCATAAGGAGTAAATCATGGCTTTTTCTAGCACTGGATGGACGGTAGCTTCTGCTGCCAAGCGCGGCTCTGCTCCTAGCATTTACGCATACAAGACTACTGACGCTATTGCTGACGTGAACACTGCTGGCTATTTCAATAGCTTGGCAGACACTTTGGCTGTTGGCGACTTGATCTACTGCGTGACTAGCACGGGTGGAACTGCTGTGGCAACGTTGACTGTTGTTCGTTCTAACGCCGCTGGCGTTGTGGACGTTGATGACGGCACAACTTTGGCTGCAACTGATTCTGACTAATTTTTAGTTGGATGAACGGGGCAACTTCTGGGTTTCTGGAGGTTGCCCTTTCTCGCATTTAAGGTGACTTATGGCTGCTGGTGATACGTCTGTTTCAATCTGCTCGGACGCTTTGATCTTATTAGGCGCTAAGCCTATTTCGTCTTTCAATGACGGAACTGATGAGGCAAACACCGCAGACCGTCTGTACCCAAACATCCGTGATTCTGCACTGATGATGCAACCGTGGAGCTTTGCCTACAAGAAGGTCAAGCTATCACGTCTTCTGACCACTCCAGTGAGCGAGTGGAAGTACAAATATCAGATGCCTGGTGATGCCCTTGGCAACCCACGCGCGGTGTTTAACACCTCTGAGCCGTATGCCCGCCCAGTAAAAGACTGGGAAATTCAGGGCACCATACTGATGTCCAACGAGCTGGATGTCTACATTGATTACCCATACCGTACCCCTGAGTACGCTATGCCCTCTTACTTTGTCCAGTTTCTGAAGTACATGATGGCTTGGCACCTTGCCTACCCCATCAGCGAACAACAGGACAAGGCGTCTTACTGGCAGGCTGTTGCCATCGGCGGGCCTGCTGAAAACAACCGTGGTGGCTATTTCCGCACTGCCGCCAACATTGATTCTCAGGGCCAGCCCTCTCAAGTAATTGAAGATTTCAGTCTTATCGCTGCGAGGTTCTAATGGCTAGATTTGTTGATTTCCAAACGAACTTTGCCACAGGGGAGTTAGACCCTCTGTTGCGGGCGCGGGTTGATCTTCAACAATACAACAACGCCCTTGCCAAGGCTACCAACGTATTGATCCAGCCCCAAGGCGGGTTGCGTCGCCGCCCTGGTATGAAGCATATCTTGGAGCTTCCCAATAGCGGCACTGAGTCTGCGGCTAACGGCGTTCGTATGGTCGGATTCCAGTTTAGCGTTGACGACAGCTATATGCTGGTTTTTGTTGCTACCAGAATGTACATTGTCAAAGATGGCGTAGTAGTCACTAACATCAACGGCACTGGCAACAACTACTTGGCGACTAGCATCACAGCAGCCATGTTGGACGATATGTGCTGGACTCAAAGTGCTGACACGTTGATTGTGGTTCACCCAGACTTACAGCCAATCAAAATTGTGCGGGGTGCGTCAGACTCATCTTGGACAATTTCTAGCATCACGTTTGACTCAATTCCAAAGTACGCCTTTAACATTGCGTTCTCAAATCCAGCCGCAAGCATTACTCCCAGTGCGGTGTCTGGCAACATTACATTGACTGCTAGTGCTGGTGTTTTCTCTGCTGGCTATGTCAATCAGTACATCAACGCAAGTCCACAAGGTCGCTTGCGCGTTACAAAATACATTAGCTCAACAGTAGTTGAGGGCATTACTGAGTACCCATTCTTCAACACAACAGCGGTTGCTTCTGGTAGCTGGGAATACGAATCAGGCTACGAAAATGTCTGGAGCGCTGGTAAAGGGTGGCCTAAGAGCGTAACTTTCCATGAGGGTCGCTTGTACTTTGGCGGTTCCAAGTCACGCCCGTCAACAATCTGGGGTTCTAAGATTGGCTTGTTTTTTGACTTTGTTCCTGCCGAATCATTGGACGACGATGCGGTTGAGGCAACGCTTGATACCAACGAGCTGAACGTTATTGTTGACATCATCAGCTCACGCGACTTCCAAGTGTTTACCACTGGCGGTGAGTTTTATGTGCCACAACAAGGCACTGACCCAGTTACGCCGCTCACATTTACGTTCAAGCAGGTGTCTCGCAATGGCATCAAGACTGGCACACGGGTGCAGTCTATTGATTCTGGCTCAATGTACATTCAGCGCCAAGGCAAGTCATTGAACGAGTTTGTGTTCTCTGATACCCAACTGACGTACATTACCCAGCGCATTTCTTTGCTGTCAGGTCATTTGCTAAAACAGCCAAACCGAATTGCTCACCGTCGAGCCGCTAGCACAGAAGACGCCGACCTGTTGATGATGACAAATGATGAGACAGGCTCATTGGCTGTGTTCTCAATTATGCGCAGTCAACAAGTAACAAGCCCATCAGAGTTCATCACAGACGGTGTGTATCTGGATATTGGTGTTGATGTCTCAGATATTTATGCGACCACAAAGCGTACTTTTAATGGCACTGACAAGTATTTTGTTGAGCTGTTCTCAGATTCAGTGTTTACCGACTGCGCCTTCATGGATGGAGCGGCAGCAAGTGCGAGTGGTTTGCCTCATGAGGGTGAGTCTGTAAACGTCATTTGTGATGGCGTGCCACAAGGCAACGAGACCGTCACAAGTGGTTCTGTTACGTTTGACCGTGCGGCGACAACATCTTATGAGGTTGGCTTGCCATTCACCGTCTATGCCAAAACAATGCCTGCGGAAATTAATTTGCAAACTGGAACCCGTGTTGGTTTCAAGAAGCGCATTGTGCAGGTAAACGTTGTTGTCAATGAAAGCCAGCACGTCAACATCAATGGTCAGCCAATACCATTCCGCAACTTTGACAATCCGTTATTGGATTCGCCCATTGAAGAATTTACTGGCGTCAAGCGCATTGACGGGTTGCGTGGCTACACAAGAGATGCCGCAATTGAGATTACTCAGACATTGCCACTGAAGCTAACGCTTCTTGGTCTTGAGTACAAGATTGCCGTACATCAAGGAACTTAACGATGACACCAGGACAAATAAATGCAGTTTCTGGCTTAGTAGGCAGTATTGGAGAGGCTTACGCTCAAAAGGCGCAGGCTATCCAGACACAAACAGCAAACCTGCTTCAAGCAAATGACACCTTGTTTATTCAACAGGTGCAGGCACAACAGTCTGACTTGTACAACATGGTGCAGGTTGGTCGCAAGTTGGAGGCTTCTAAGCGGGAGGCGCTTGGCTATCAGTTGATGGGTAACAACATTGCGCGGGATATGCGCAAGGCAAATGCCTCTGCTCGGGCTAGAGCCGCAGCTAGCGGTGTTGCTTTTGGTGAAGGTTCTGCCGCAGCAGTACAGCAAGAAAACATCAATCAAGCCATGATGGATATTGGTGTTGCTGACATGAACGCGCTTAGCGCACTGGTGTTTGGCTTTGAAGACGTGACGGCTATGATGGAGTCTACGAAGACACAGAATATGCTGAACGAGTACGCTGCCGAGCGTCAGGCTTCGCAATACCGTATGGCTGGTTCTGCCGCAAGATCAACTGGCGGGTTGCTCGCTGGTCAGACTTTGCTTGAAGGCGGGATTGAATTTGCTAGGACATACTAAGACTAAATACTATGGCAACTCAACTTCTTGATTCTGGTCGCGTACAAGTTCGCTCTGTTGGTGGCACACCTGGTCAGCCAGCGCAAGCCCGTGGAGTCAATTACGTTGGCTTTCAGGCTCAAGCCGATGCCGCTGGTACGTTAGCAAAGTCTTTGGATAGCATGAGCAGCTACGCCTTCAAGATGGCTGCTGAGCAACGTAGCACAGAGGCTCAGCAAGACTACATGGCGAATTACCGCATAACAAGCGATATGCTTGAAAAGGCGAAGAACGGTGATATGACCGTTATGCAGGATGTTGACATCGGCGACCAAATGAGCGTCTATGGACAGACTCTGCGCAAGATGCGTTCATTTGAATTGTCAA